GTTGTTCGCTAGTAACAAACTGTAAAGTTGTTACAGGATTTGTTTCCATAACAAGGTCTACATTCTGTAACCAATCAGAGGGTACAGCACTATATTGAGAATCAATAGTAGCTGTTGCTCTTTTAATCATTTTTCTGTTGCGTATCTCTCTATTAAACTGGGCTTCTGCTAATGTTATAAAATCAGGAATAACGGCTGTTAGGTCATCCCTCAAAAGCCAGCTTGCTATAGAAGATTGAAGTTGTGTATAATTTGTAATAGCCATTAAACATTCCCCTCTCTAGTTCTAAAATATTTATTTTCTGGGTCATTAAGCCATTTCTTAATAGCTACTGGGTCATCTAGTATACCCTTCGCTTTTAAATCATAATAAACCACCATAGGGATAGAAGCGACTTTGTTCCAATCACCCCATTTAGTTCTTTTATCTGTTTCTTTAAGTTGTTCTTTATTATCATTTATGATTGCTGTTACGTCTTGTTCTCTTGATAAAACGAAATGATGGTCATTATTACCAGTTACATCTTCTTCAAAAGTAAAATTGTTTGAAATTTTAGTTTCGTGGTCAAAACTTATAAGTCTTTTTTTTGTCATATTCAGTTCCTATGGGGAAGGTTTTTACACCCTCCCCATACCTATTCTGATTTAAGCGTTTGTTAAGTCCGCAATAACTCCAAGAGCTGCTTCGTTCTTAACTTTTAGACCATACTCAACAAGTAACATTCTTTTCTCTGCATCACCTGTTTTAGCAAGTTCAATACTTTCGATAGGTCGAAGTATGCAAGTTGCATAAAACTCAGGGTCAAGCACGAATGCGTCTCTGTCTCTTTGAAATCTATTAGGCACGATATTTACTGTACCGAAATCTGATACATAAATGTCAGCTGCACCAATAATAACTCCAGCTTCTGGTTTTGATATTTCATAACGATTAGCCGCAATTCCAGCAAAGCCAGAAACTACTGTTTTGTTATGACCACCAACCATAAGCATTTTTGGTGTTCCGCCTTGATTCCAAACTTTTTCAATTACGTCATTAAGCATATCTATTGTAAAAGCTCTTTTATTAGCATTAGTTGAATCACCAGCTGCATTATTAACAACACCACCAGCTACTGTTGGGTCTGTACCGCCAGTACCTCTGCTAGAGTTTGTTTTTAACCATGCTGGTAAACCAGCAGTTCTTCTAGCTGTACCAGTTCCACCGCCTACTGCTACTTGGTTAGCAAGTAAAGTATGCTCTTGGTCTCTTTTTAATTCTTGACCCATTTTGGTGATTTGGTAAGCAAGCTCAGAAGTACGACCAGCAGCGTCAATAACAGACAAGTTGTCTGCTAGGATGATTAGTTTTCTGGAAATATTTGTGTAATTTCCGATTCTGCTTGTTGGCTCTGTTGCTGGGAAAGTTGCAATATCATCACCATCAATGTGATAGTTGTGAGCTGCATTTGCTAGGGAATCTGTTTGCCATTCAAAAAATGTATTTCTTACAGTTTCTCTACCGCCATTTGACATAAATGGTGTTTCCTCTGGGCTAATATTATAAATAATATTAGATAGTTCTTCTCTGATACCTATTGAAGCGTATCTTGTGAAGGTATTTGCAATGATTGTCATTGGTTTAGTTCCTTATAAATGTTTATTCGTTTAACAACATAGAAACGGCTTGATGTGCGTCTTGCCATTTCCCACTCTTTTTTAAGTTAGAGGTCGCTTTCTTAAATTTATCTTGAACTTTTGGTGCTAGTTTCGCTCCACTTTTCATAACCCTAGTTCTTTTTTGTGGGTTATTTTTTTGGTTAGAAACCTTTCTTTTGCCTTTATCATACAACATTGCTTTTCGTAAAACCTTAACGTGGTCAGCTTTTACTAGAGCAGAAACTTCTTCTTCGGAAACTCCTTGATTTATAAGATACTTCTTTAAATCTTGTTGTTCCTTTGCTGCTCTCTTTTGGTCTTTCCATTCTGGAATAACCTCTTGTAGCCTCTGAGCTTCGTGAGAAAGCAAGGTTTTATATTGTTCCATTTGCTCTCTTTGTTCAATCTGGGCTACCCTTTGCTTTTCAGCTTGTGCAGCTTGAAGTTTTTCATTCTTCGCTTGATTAAAACGATTCCACTCATGTTGTTGTCTGCTGGCTTCAATGGGGTCTGTTTCATACAGGGTGTCCCAATCAGGCTCTGGCTGAGAGTCCATATTCTTTATTTGGCTCTCTAATGCACTCAAAAGTTGGACATATTGTTGCCGTTCCTCTTGTACTTGTTGAAACTCAGTAGCAAAAACTTTCTTTTCTTCTGCAAGTTTTTGACTTTGTTTCGTAAAATGCTGTTGCCTTGAATATCCATTCCGTAATTCATCAAGCGGTACATCAAATTCTTCACCATCTATTTTAACTCTATATAATGGCTCTGCTTCTGGTGTGCTTTCCGAATCACTTTCGATTTGTTCGTCTGCATACAGTTCGGAATCTTCTTCACTCTCATAAGACTCTGCTTCATATTCATCAGAGCTATCTTCATAAGAATCTTCATATTCCTCGCCAGTATCAACGTCTTGTGTTTCTACCGACTGGTCTTGGGCTTCCTCATTTTGGTTGGCGTTTTGACGCTCCAAAATTTTAGTTACCTTGTCTAGTGTTTGTAAATTATCTGGCGATTCCAACGGCTCATCCGCTATATGGGGTGTCGCTTCACTCATTTTAAACTCCTTTTATATTATTTTCTACTTTTTAATTTGTCTGAATTAATTTTAAGAACATGAGCGTTATCAGAAACCGCCCACATTTTTTCTTCTAAAAGGTCTATAGCCTTTAAGAGAGAATATAATTTTTCTCGTTCTTTTTCTTGAGTTGATGACGTTGTTTGCCAATCATGGAATACATCTTCCTTAATACTTTCTAATACAGTCTTAAAAGTTATGTCCTCTAATATTCGTTTTGCATTTTTACCAAATAAAATAATATCATCTATTTCTTGGGTCATTGAGGAATACCTCTATTCATTGTACTTATAAGATTCTGTTGTTGTTTCATTTGTTCCCTGTCTCTTTCAACTAAAGCCTGTATAACTGCTGTTTCTACTTTAGAACCATATTTAGCTTCAATTTCAGCTGCTTTTAGTAGTATTTCAGAGTCTAGCTTGTCTCTATCTAAGTCATCAGAGCGTTTCATTTTCTCTTTATCAAGCTCTAATCGTGCAGCAGATTTAGCCATATCAGCCTGTATCTCTTGTATCTGTACTTGGATTAACTGTTCAGCAGCGTCAGGTTTCTTGTTCTGTTGCATCATAGCTTTTTGCTCTGGTGAAATAGGCTGTACTTCTTTAAAGAACATTCCAGCGTCTTTAAATCCAGCAAGCTCTACCATCTTTGCCATTGTGTTTCTGTATTGAGTCATCTCAACTAAAGGATTGTCAACACCTAATGTTTGTAATATCTGTTCTTGCTTACCAGATATAACACTTAGATATTGCATCCTTTCTTGTGAAGAACCATTGCCAAGACCAACATTAACAACTACATCCATACCAGCATCCCATGCTCTAGGGTCGATAGGTGTCCATTCGTTTCTTAATCGTACCATTCGTTCTTTATCTTGGTGGGTACTCAAAAGTTTTAAGATACCTTTAAACAATGGCTTCATACCTTTCTCAGCAAAGATACGAGCTATCAACTCAATATGCTGTTGTCCGCCTTGAACAGTTGCATTAACAGCAGAAGCTGTAGCAGATTGTAGAGCATCAGGGTCTAACCCCATTGATGCCTTAGATATGCCAGTTCGATTTTCTTTTATCTCATCCATGTATTGCAACATAGGAAAGGCTTGTTGACCGACAAAGGGTACGTTAAAAGGTTGTACTGCACCAGCGTTACGAGTACGGATAATACCGCCAACCTCTGTATTCATTACATCTTCGATATTTGCTTGTCCTTCAACAACAGCAACTCTAGGATGAACAGATAAAGCTAAACTATCTAACATAGAACGAAGTATCATAGACTTCACTTTCTGTATATCTTGTGTAACATCTGCTATAGACGTTCCAAAAAACGTATGTGGCTCTGGGTCAGGACAGAAAGATACAAAAGGTATATGTGAACAAGGATAGTTTTTTCTAATTTCGTAGCTATCACCAAGACAACATACTCGCCTTAATTCTGCCATACCATCACCAGTCATATCAATCTTCATATAGGCTTCGATATACTGCACTTTAAGGTTGCTATCGTCTTGGTCGCTGTCAGTCGTATCAACACCTAGAGGGTGTCTAGCTCTGTATTCAGCGTTATCATCCATTTCCATATCATAAGGAGACGCATATTGCATAACATCATCATACTCGTAACCCATCTCAACAAGTTCTGATACAGTAAGATAACGTCTATGACCGACTAAATACGCATCATCCATAGAGGTTGCGTTGCGGTCTATAAGAAATTCTTCTGGTGGTAGGCTTTCTACTCTAATGCAACCACCATCCTTTTTTCTCTTTAACTTCACATCATGCAACTGTGGTATCATCATAGATTGTTGCATTAACTCAGGAATAACCTCTTGAGCCTGTGGTGGTAAGAGTTGCTCTATCATCTGCTCTGGAGACATTTCAGCTTCTGGCATACCCTCAACAACAGTCTCATCAACGATTGTATCTTCCATAGGCAGTTCTTCTTCCATTAACTCGCCAGAACCTCCCATCATACCTTCCATCATGTCGCCCATATCCTCTGGGTTGACTTGGACAGTTGCTTCTGGAGTAGGATATGCTGGGTCAGGGTAGGATTTAATTTTGATAATCTCAACTTCGCTATCCGACTCTAAAACAGCCAGAGCGTCATCATCCAATGCTTCGTATTCAAAATACTCGGCATGGTAGTTATCATCCCACCAATACTTAACGATACCATTCTTACAAAGTAAGGCATCCTTAAAAGCGTTATAAAAAGTTGTGAAGGCATCATTGTCTTGTTGTAAAACTACGCTATTAATAAAATCGGTAGCTTGTTCGGCACTCTTAATATCTTCTCTGCCGAAAGGTACAAAATCAACAACATTCTCTGTTGAGAAAAAGATACGCATAAGGCTAGGCATAATATCAGCGATAGTATCGTGAACATCTCTACTAACAACTTGGCTTCGCCCAGCTTCTTCGTTGCCGAATGGCAACCCTTGGTAATATTCAATGGCAGTAGCTCTTATTGGCGAAATGGTGTTGTCGATAAAATCAACGGCATCATCTATAGCGGAGCTAACTGTTCCAGTTAAATCTTCGTTGCTAGGCTCTCCATTTTCGTTGCCGTCATAAAATTCTGAGTCTGACTCACCATACATATCGCCTACGTCTTTAGCTTCGTAAATATCTTTCATTATGTTTTAACCGATTTTGTTTTTTTAGATTTCTTAGGGTTAGAAGTTTTTTCTTTCTTAACTTCTGGTAGGTTTTTGACTAATAAGTCATGTACGTCATATTGAGCATCATACCGAGTAACCATAGTTGATTCCTTTTTGTCGCTACATTTAGCGTTATAAAAGGTTATTCTATAACAAAAAATTTTTTTTTGCTAGGTATATATACATTATGTAGGGGTTGCTAGTTAGTATAGATACAAGAT